AGTCAATTCAAAATACTATTATCTCAAAAACTGTATCTGGTAAGAAACTTGCTAGACAAATAGACAATCAAAGATTTGGATTTACTATTAGAATTATTACAGGAACTAGATCAGATGTATATGGAGAGTTAATGGCTTTTATAATTAAACAAAGATCAGGCAAAGAAAACTTTACAATAATCCCACCTGAAGTAGAAGATGCAAGAGGTAATGAAACAAATACAGTAAGAGTTAATGGTGTTCACGCAGTAGGAGATACAACGATTGCTATGGACGGACACCACAATGATAATCCACACGCATTTAAGTCAGGAGATTTTATTAAGTTTGCTAGTCACGATAAAGTATATATGATTGTAGCAGATGTTCAGGCTTCTAGTAATGCTTCAACAGTAACTATTGAGCCACCTTTACTTACAGCATTAGCAGATGATTCTATTGTAACTTATGATAATGTTCCATTTACAGTTCATTTAACAAACGATATTCAAGAGTTTGGTGTAGTTGGAACTGCTAAAGATGGTGCTTTGTTGTATCAATTTGAATTTGATGTAGAAGAAACTCTATAGTGAAAAAATATAAAATAACCCATAAGATAACTGCCGACTTTATTGCTGAAATTATTGTCAATGAAGATCAAATAGATGCTAGTATTAATGATCTTAAAGAATACAAGAAACCTAATAGCAAATTTGAATATACTATGTTAAAAGGTACAGAAAGTGTAACTCAAACTAACTACGAACAATATGACGAGAAGCCTAACAACAGCGATAAAGAACGAACTAGCGACAAATGATATTCGCCCTGTTCATCTTATAACTATTGGCTTTGCTACTCCTGTTAATATAACAGATTGCTCATTTGATCTAACATCTTCAGTATCAGGCTCATCAGTTACCTATTCTTCTAGTGATTTTATTATGGGTATATCTGAACATAGTGAACAGACAGATTTAACTAAAGCTAGTTTAAAATTAGTCTTATCAGGTGCAGACCAAACATTTATATCAGTAGTTTTAAATGAAAATGTAACTAATGACACAGTAGATATTTATAGAGGTTTATTAGCTGATGATAATAGTTTAATTGCTGACCCTTTACTTCTTTATAAAGGAAATATTGAGAATTACTCTATTCAAGAATCTGATAAACAAAGTAATGTATCTTTATCTATCGTATCACATTGGGCAGATTTTGATAAAAAGAATGGTCGTAAAACAAACAATACTTCACAACAAAGATTTTTTAGTACAGATGTTGGTATGGATTTTTCTTCTGAAATAATTAGTGATATTAAATGGGGTAGAGCATAATGGATAATATTATTAATTTTTACAAAACATTTAACAAATATAACAATAACACTAATGATGATCTGTATTATCATATTTTACCATCAATAAATTGCAGACAATATAAACTATTTCAAGATAATAATGGTATTTATGGTTTTGTTAATTGGGCTTTTTTAAACAAAGAAGAAGAAGATCATTATAAAGCAAAAGCAATTATTAAAAAAAATAAATGGCAAAGTGGAACTAATTTATGGTTATATGATATTCTTATATCTAAAAATGCAAGAGAAGTTATGGGTTGGGTTTATAATTATTTTAAAGATTATCTAAATGTGAATCAATGTATTAATTGGTTAAGACTAGATGACAATAATAATATTTATAGAATATCTAAAAAATACAAAAGGGAGTTTCATATCTAATGGGTGGTGTAGTAGAAACAGTAACTAGTGTAGTAACTAAAGCTAAAGGAACAAAGCTATTTAGTTTTTTTCAAAATCCTTTAGTTAGTTTAGGTGCAAGTTTATTTTTATCATGGGTATTAAGACCAAAAACACCTGAGATACCTGATTTTGGAACTAATCAGTTTGATGACTTTGAAAAAGGATTATTAGTTAATAAACAATCTAACGATATTAATATTCCTGTAATTTATGGAGAAAGATTAGTTGGTGGCTCAAGGGTTTTTGTAGAAAGTTCAGGAACTGATAACGAATTTTTATATATTGCTTTAGTATTATCAGAGGGAGAAATAAACGATATAACAGAAATAAGAATAGATGACCAAGTAGTAACATGGTCTGGAGATTTAGCAGATAATACACAAGTTAC